TCTTATCGGTGTCCTGAATCAGCTCATTAACTTCCTGCTTCTGCACCGCATCCAGCACACCTTTGATGGTGGTGTTGGTTTCGGTCTCAGTGATCGTGCCAGTCGTCGCGTTGTAACTGCCGCCAGCAACCTGCCTATAGGTGACAGTGCCGCCAAACTGTTTGACAAGCTTGCTGGCAGTCTTACGCAGCGAAGAGGCAAGAGACATCAGATCTTGTAGGCAATGCAGGCTCCGTTCTGAAGTCTGATGCTGGTGAAATAGCCCGTCAAGTGAGCACCCTGATCAACCGAGGCACTGGCGAAATTGTTGTCAGTGATGTTGGTTGAAATGATTGCAGTGATCGTGCTGCTTTCGTAGAAGTCGATATGGCTGAACTTGCCGGTATGAGCAACCGTGTCAGTGATGACCTCCGCGCCAAGGGAGTAATCAACTTCAGATGCGCCGCCGTGTGATTTAGCCATGATCAGATTTTGTAAGCGATGACAGCACCGCTGGTGTTCAGGGTGAAGGCAGTGAATACGCCCTGCAGTTCAAAGCCTGCAGGAAAGCCTTCGCCAACCAAGCTGTTGCCGGTGTAATTCTGAGCAGTGATCGCAGAAAAGGAAGTGTTGCCTTTAACGATCACGATCCGATTCCAGCGCCCGGTCTGGGCATCAGTGCTGTTTACGAAATCGCCGCCAATGCTGTAGGCAGGATCAATGCCGTTATGTCTACCCATGATCAGCTCCGCTTAATGGCAAAGTTCCCCGGTCCGCTAATTCTAAGTCCAGTCAAATAGCGTTCAAAGATCGGCGGGACACGATCAGCGCCAGTGGCCGTGCTGCTAGCGCCTGCAGTGGTGACGCTCAGGCTGCCGATGCTGACGGACTTGTAATCTTCCAGGCCACTGAGGCCCATGCCGTCTTTGTTGTTGTTCAGGTAGACGGCCAACACGACCTGAGCCTGTTTGACCTGATCAGGAATCTCAGTGTCGGTGAAGTAGTCAGTGGTGATGCGGAAGGGGAAGCCAACCGCATAGGTATTGATGTAAGTGTCGGGCTTTCTGACGCCAGTACGCGGCCATTGCAGCGCTTGAGTATCAGTCGCCCGCGCACCTAAGAAGCGTTCACGATCAAGCCGTTGCGTGGCGGAATACAGCGCACGGTTTTTCTGGTCAGTAGTAGCCGACGCCCAAGCGGTCACGTCGTCGTTTTCGACCATGCCATCAATCAAATCCTGCGCGGCAGAAAGTGTCAGATAGCTGTTCGCACTAGCTCCGCCAACGGTGGCGTCAATCGTGATCGCCATTTACAGGCTCCGTTTTGGGCTTAGAAGTCCGCCGCCTTTTGGGCTTTGGTTCCTCTGTTGTTTGTTCAATTTTAGATGTGGGCTCTGCATTAGAAAAAGAGGCCCCAGCCGAAGCCGAGACCTCCTGTTCACGCAGTCGCCTAAAGGCGAACATACCCATCAGGAGCTAGCGCCCTTCAGAGCAACGAAGTTCAGCACGATTGCTTCGCTCAGTGCGCTGCCAGACACGTTGCTAACAGTGATCTTGAAGGATCCTGCGGCAAGGGTGTTGGCCTGCACAAGGTAAGCGCCAGCAGTGCCAGCGGAACCGTGGTTCACCACCACAACGTCAGTAGCAGCAACAAGGCTGTTGGTGACGGTGAAGGAAACCTCAACGCCGGCGGCAAGCTCAGCGTCGTCCATGGTGATTTGACCCGAAGCAGCGTTCAGAGTCACACCGGTTGCCTTGCCACTGGTATCAGCCTGGGTAACAGTGCCGCCAGTGACGGGGCCGAGCAGTTTGCCGGCCGTTGCTTCAAAAACAGATGCCATCGTTAGTTCCTCCTATCAGTCGTAGTTGGAAGTGATGGTGGCGCGCACGATGCCAATGTTCTTGGTTTCGTACACCTTCGACCAGTTACCAACGGTGGACAGCTGAGCGCGAGTCGGGTTGGTGGTGGTCACGCCCCACTTGGCACCCACAGGGTGATAGATGTAGTGCATGTCCACAGACATTGCATCGCTCTTGGCGAGGATGTCGCGGTCGGTTTCAGTGCGGAGCGCAGCTTGCTCACCAGAGGCGACAGCGCCAGGGGTGAAGAAATAGCAAGCGTAGTTACCACCGCTGTTGGTGATGTCATCGGAGACGATCACGCGCATACCCATGAAGGTGGGGATACGAACGTCACCAAAGGCGCCAGCAACGCTGCCGGAGAACACGCTTTGAGTAGCGTCGCCGGTCAGACCACCAGCAACTTCGCTAGCCAGAACGTAATCAATGGCCTTGCGCTCAAGCAGGTCGTAGTAGCAAGCAGAGTGCATTGCCACGGTGGTCAGCTTGTCGCCTTGGTCGCCCAGGACTGCGCGAGCTTTAGCAACTTGACGGGGGCCAAGTGCAGTGGCGCCGCTGGTGTCAAAGCGAAGATCGCTGAACGCAGGGGAGTCACCGCCGGTCAGAGCACCGAAGACACCATCAAGGGACTTCAGCAGGTCGGCTTGCTGTTGGTTAGCCAGATAGGCGCCCAGCTTTTGACCGATAGCGGCCATGGGGTCGGAACCAGCAGCCAGAGCAGCCAGGTCACGGGCCTCAAAAGCGCGACCACGATGCAGGACCACGCCGATTTGCTTGTCAGCGGTGATCTTGCCAGGGGTCAGGCTGGAAGAATCAGACAGAACTTCCAGATCGCCAGACAGGTTGGCTTTCCAGAAAGGAACGTTGACGAAATCGCCACCATCTTCCGAAGTATTCAGCGCCTCAAGAGGCTGAACAACACCGCTGGCAAGGAATGCGTTGCGCTGGGTGGTTTGTTCAATCACATAAGGCGTAAAAATTTCGGGGATGATGACATCAGAGCGAAGAGTCGCCATGAGTCAGAACCAGAAATGTTTTACGTTGCGGGCGTAACCCAATGACGATCCGGCGTAGCCTTCGCGTCTAACACAGACATATTAAGCATTGTTTGCGGCCACCTTCAATCGTTCGTACAGATCACGGTCAGTCTTGAAGATTCGCGCCTGTTCGGTCAGGTTGAAATGCTCGCGGCTGAACGGGTTTTTCGTGCCAGGTTGAATCTCGGCAGAAGCCGCCTTAATGCCAACAGGAGCACCGGAGCCTTTTACGGTCGGGGGCTTGAACAGATAGCCGCGCTCAGTTTTGAGCTTTTCAACCCACTGGCCCATGGGAACTTCGTTGTAGCCATCAACGGCCACAGGATTCCCGGATTCGTCCAGCTTCAACTGATCACGCACTAGGCGCAAGGTGTCGTGCGGGTTGTGTGCGCCCTGTTCGGCCAGAATCGCAATCACGCGATTGTCCAGCTGATTGACGGTCAGTTTCGACTCAAGCTCAGCAATCCGCTTTTTGTAATCCTCTTCACGTTCGGAGAATTGCTGGGCGTACTGCTTCAGCGCTTCGTCGTACTTACCTTTGGATTCCAGCTCTTCCTGTTCCTTGCGGCGCTTGAACTCAACAAGCTCTTTGACATCGACGCCATCAGGGACAACCGGTGCCTTTTCCTTTTGTTCCTTGAGCTTGCCGATCAGCTCGAAGTTTTTACGTTCAAGGGCTTCAATGCTGCGCTTCAGTACATCAAGCTCTTGATTGTCTGCAGTTGGCGTAGCTTCCTGCATTTGTTCGTCGGACATGAAAGACCCGTAGGGTTACTCGTGGAGTATATCTCTAATTTGAGGGTGAACAATCAGACTGATGCGGTAATCCCGCTATAGGGACAATGCGCGAATGGAATACGCCGACTCGGGAGCCATGGAACCCCGTGATCGTGCAGCTATTGCGTGCGGTTGACTTGCATACACGGCAATACTTCGCCACGGGCGACAAGTGGCACGCAGAACAGGCCGACGCACTGCGGCGTTATGTGATCGACCTGAAGGAATGGATCTTCAAGATGGAAGGCCGTTAGCGCTTTTTGCCTTTGCCCTTGTGCGCTGAATCCTTCATCAGCCGACCATCGGGCATGTAGTGATAGCCCTTGGGTGCCTTCTTTTTGCCTGATTTGGCTGGTTTCTTGCCGTAAGCCATCACCATTTCACCTTATTAGCCCAGTATGCCGCCGACATTTTGCCTTTGGCGATATTTTTAGCGTGACGCGCCTGAAATGATGCCCTTCTGGCCTTGTCCGCTTCTGTTTCTGCTTTTCGCGCTGGTGAGCCTTTTACGCCCTGCTGACCGAATCTGATCATCTTCACCTGATCGCCTTCTTTGGCCAGGACGACGTGGGATTTCTCGGGATGCTTCGGCGTGCGCTTGGGCTTGTTGTAGCCCTCAAATTCTTCGCCCCTGTACTTAATCATCGTCGTCGTCGTCCTCAGTGCAAATAATCACTTCTACGCCTTGAGCCAAGCGGCCAACCAAAGCGCCAAGCAGTTCAGGGCTATTCGGCGTCGGGAACAGGAACCGGCCTTCGATCATGCCGTCAGCGCACTTCAAGTAGCTGCAGCTGCCTTCCCAGATCCGACCGTTCATGACTTGCGTTTGGGAGCTGCCTTCAATTCTGACCGCTTTTTCAAAACTGGATTTCCGGTTGATTCCGATTTAATCCTGAGCACAGGGTCGGATTCAGAGCCAACACGAACGACAGTGCCGCCACCAGCAGTGCGAACAGAGCCGCGCTTGCCTTCCTTACCGACGACCACGCCATAGGTGCGGGTGCCTTGGTAGACCCAGCTGACACGGGAGCCAATGCCAATGGCCATCACTTTTTCTTGCGACGTTTACGGGATTTGCCAGCCTTGGAATAAGCAATGGCCGCGGCCTGCCTGGGGTCACGACCTGCCTTGATCTCGCGCCTGATGTTTTCTTGAATGACCTTTTTGCTTCGGCCTTTCTTGAGTGGCATCAGTTCAAGGCGGATGCTGTCAGCCTAATCAACCCGGACCTTGCCGTAACTCTGCTGCAGCTGAGCCAGGGTGACTTCGCTGCCGTCTTCGCGGACCATGCGACTCAAGGCATCCTGCGGGCCGTATTTATTGGAAAGCTTCCTGAAATAGGCGGCGCGGCGCTCACTGCGGAACACTTCTGATTGGTACGCCTTGGGCTGACCGTTCAACCACTTGCCGTAAGTCGTGGTGCCTTTCACTGGACCCTCAGCACTTGCCCGCTGCGATGGACCCACGCCCCAATCCGGTGGCGGAATGCCCAAGCCTTCGTAATCAATGATCGGAATAGTGGTGCTGCGGCAGTTGAAATGAACCGGTGGCTCTGGCCCTTTGCCGTATTCAAATTCCTTGCCATCAAGGCTCCGGCAGATTGCTGAAGTTCGGCTATCAAGCGTGGCGACGTAGCGGTATTTCTTGGTTATGTCGGTGTTGGCCTTGTAGACCTGCTCACTGGCGGCATTGGCAACCTGCTGAACGCTGGTACGAACAATGGTCAACACCTGATGGTCAGCCATCTTGGTCAATTCACCACCGGCCAATGCTTGCTGTCGTGCAGTTTTTGCCAGTTGGCCAAAGTTCAGGCTTCCGACCAAGCGGCGGGCGATCTGTGGCGTTGGCTCACCGGTCAAGATGCCAGTGCGAACAATCGTGTTGAACCGCTGCGCCTGTGATTCGGCTAGACCGCGGAACGACTTCGACACAACATCGCCATTGGGCAGCGTGATCGCAGCACCTTGAGCAGCGGTGAGGTTGAAACCACCAGTGCCGGGCAACGTGAAGTTCAGGTCTGTTGGGTCAACCGTGGCGACAGTCGCGGCAAAGTTCGGCGCTACCTGCACCGTGTTGATCTGAGCCAAAGCGCTGGTCTGTGATGGCAGCAGTTCACGCGCATCAACAACACCGCCGGACAATGCCAGCCTGATCTGTTCTTCGACGAACTCCGTTTGAAGCTCCGCCAAGCCCTGAAGCTCACGGGTCACATAAACAGTGCTTCGACCTGCCCAGCCATTAAGCGATTCCTTCAGCTGAGCAAGGATCACCCGCAGACGCTGAGCCTGAACCGATGACGGCGCAACAATCCCAGCACCTGCCGTGGCTTCGCCAAAGTCAATCGCTTTGAGATCAGCAACCGCGCTAAGGATGATGTTGTTGTAGTCCCGCACGATTTGACGGGCGACACCATTACCAAAGCGGTTCAGGTCAATGGCATTGCGGTAGATATTGGCAACCGGGTCATTGCGATTGATCCGGCGCTTGTACTGCTCAACGTTGAGAAGGCGAGGCGTTACGCCGGATTGCGTCATTGCTCGTCAGCGGGAACCTCTTCGCCCATGACATCTTCAGCGTTGAGGTTTTCAGGCCCGCCCATTTCAATCAAGCCACCAGCCTGGGTTGCTTCCAGCTCTTCCTCAACGTCGAAGTCATCGCCAAGGATTTCGCCTTCGCTGAGTTGATCAAGCAAGGTCTTTTGCGTGATGGACCCAGACGTGTAGAGCTGCAGCAGGGCGAGGATTTCAGCGGGCTCAAGACGTGCGCCAACAAAGTCGCGGTTGACGTAACTGGAACCGGCCTGCGCCTGGCCAACGAAATCAGCGTGGAACTTCAGGCAGTTATCAAGCAGATCCTGCACTTGCTGTGCAATGACCATCATGGTGCTGTCGCCTTGGCTGCGATCAATCCGCTTGGATTCAGCGGTTTCAGCAGTCAGCTTCTGGCCAAGCACGCTGGACAGGCCAAGGTCGTTGATCTGTTTTTCAAGCTGCTCAAGGCGGCGGTATTGAGCTTCAAAACTCTTGCCGTCAGGCTCGATATATTCAGCGCGACCTTCAGCAGGGAAAGCGATAGCTTCACCGGGACCGGCGCTTACTTCCTCAGCAGCACTGGGAAAGCCGAAGAACGCCAGCATCGGCACTGCACTGATGTGCAGCATGTTGTCCAGATCGCTCTGAATCTGGTAGCTCTTGAGGTTCAGCTCTGCGATGTCTTCCATCGGCGGGCGTGACTCAAGCAGCCCAACACGGTTGGAATAGGCAACAGCAAAGGGGATGTAATCAAGGCTGGTCTGGCCTTCAGCTACAACCTCAAAATCACCGCTGTTTTCTCCTTGGCGGTACAGCTGATAAGAGCCAGGACGCAGCACGCGGATTTGCTCAACGTACTTTTCGCCAAACTCACCGTCAGGAACAACGACACGTTCCATCAGGCGCAGCATGGTCAGCTGCTGAGCGCCATTGACGATTTCAGAGCGCCAACCAAGGATGTCCCGCGGGGTGTAGCAAACCCAATAAGGACGAAGGCTTGCAACGTCCGTGATGTTTTGGGATTCGCTGTCATCAGCAGTTGGGAAATCAACCAACACGCCAACATGGCCATAACGCACAATCTTGCGCGTCAATTCATAGGTGAAGATGTTTAGATCGTTGCCCTGCAGATCTACGTCAAACAGTTGCTCGCGGATCTGATCAGCAACGTTGTCAAGCTTGACGGGCTTGCGGGTCAACATGCCAGCCAGCATCCGCTCAAGGCGCTGGTAGTACGGCGGGCAAACGCTGCGGGCTAGGCGGTTGTCGTAGCTATCGTCTTGCTCGCGTGGCTCCTGGGGCAGATACCGCCGATGCTTTCGGCGCATACCCGTGGTGCCCTGCAGGAGGTCTTCGATCAGGATCCAGTGAGGCTCTTGAACGGCCCAAGCACTATTTGGATCTTGCACCTGAGCAGCTTGACGCACGATTGCCCGGTCGTAGTGCTTGAAACCGGTGTAAGTCATTTCTTGCGCCTAGCCATGCACAAATTCTATGGCTCTAGGTTAATCGTGAATGATGGCTGGGCCTCCGATACCGCCACACACGGCGTTCAGCCTTACGGGTAGAACCGACCCAGCGTTTTAATCC